GCCGTTCTTGTAGCGGACTTGCGGGTCAACGATGGTCGGTTGGCGAGCATCAGCACCATCTACACCATCGAAGTCCTCAATGTTCGGGAAGGCGCGTTCTGCCTCCTCCCGGCTCATCTTGATCTCTCGGCGCAGATAACGCTTGTCAGCGAAGTTTGACTTGCGGGACGACGGGTCAACCGTCATTTCCATCGGGTCAACGCGATCAATGACGATCTTGCCGTCCAAGTCTTCGTCATAGCTGGGCCGCGATTCCGTCCAGCCGACTCCGCAGATCAGGCAGTCGCGGAAGGCGTCGCTTTCCTCATCCTCCGCATCGCAGGATTGACGGACATACTGCGCGCCCTGGGATAGAACATCGGTCGCTCCGGTATCGTCCACCGTGCGAGGCAGATAGGTGACTTCCTGCCTGCCCATGATCTCCGCGCCCGTCACCGCGTCAATCGTGGTCTCGATGCGGTTGACGGTCGCCATGATGCGTCCGTCTTCCTCAAATTGCGCTTTCTCATCCACCGACCACTGACGACCGGCCACGAAATCATAGCAGACGCGAGATTCCGTCCGCCACGTTGACCAGTGTCCGTCTAGCAGCTTGTCCCAATGATCTGTCTTGGACAGAAGCTCATCATCGGGCGTATCGAAGCGAGGGCCGTCAGGCTTGGTGTCCATTATGCGGCATCCTTCTTGTCGCTCAGGCGCTCATTCCTGCGAGCGCGGAAGATCACGCCGTAGGATTGCCAGTCAAGAATGTCGAGAATGGTTGTCCAGCCGTTGCGCGTGCGCTTTACCTTGGCGGCCTGAAACTCAAGATCATGCACAAGGCCACAACCGCAGCACTTCATGTGATACGGCTTGCGGGGCGTCGGAAAGACCCAATCGGTCCAGCCGTCTTCGGTAACCGCTTCAACAATTTTGAACTTGCGCGCCATCAAACAGCCTCCGCACGATAGCCAGACGACGCAAACTCCCGATGCGGAACGCACCGCGACTCAGGGTCAGCAGAACCACACCGAACACACACCAATTTGTTAAGCCTGACCGGCAGGGCCAGAACCCAATCATGAGCGGTTGATTGAATCGTCTTCCGCATCAAACCGCCTCCCGATCTACGGCTTCAATCGCCTCAATGGCGCGTTCCTTGGTGAACTGCGACGTAAGGATCAGGCGGCTGGCCTCCACGATTCCACGCTTGGCATGAACCAGCATATGCGTATGACCCTTCACGATCTCATAGCGCAGGGTCCAGAGGCGACCAAACGGATCAGAGCGCTTGATCTCGTCCTGAGACTGGTAAGCCGACACAAGGTCAGCAAGCCATGCTTCTTTCTGGACTTCGGTTAGGGCGGGAACGGGACGAAACTCTTCAGCTGTCGCCTTGTCCTCAAAAGCAGACGCAATCTCGGCCTCTACGTCCTCCACCTTGAGGACAGACGGCGGATCATTCGGGATGATGACCGGATCAGCCTCGGCTTTGCAATCGGCCCAAATCTTTTCGGCTTCGGCGACAAACTCAGCCTCGGTTATGGGGCTGTTTGGCGCAGCCTCGGCAGGCTTGATCTTCGGCGGGCGGCCACGACGCTTAGGTTCGGTCATTTGCAATCTCGCTCAGATTCTTCATGAGGGCGGGCAGAACCAAGCCATGCCACCAGCCGATAGCAATAAGATCGTTGACGCTACGCGGCCCAGGCACTGCGCTTGACGGGCTTACGCTTTCCATATCGTCTTCCTTCATCACCCTTCGCGTCCTTTACTGGCGCAGCAAATGTTAGCGCCACAGCATCCCAGCCATCGGGCGAACGAAAGCCCCGTCGTCTGATAGCATCTTTTTCCTCGATAAGTAACCGCTGCTGCATGTCGTGGCGGTAACCGGGCGCACAAGCATCCGCATGAAGCGCGTCATCGTCTGGAATGTCAGCGCCGCCCTCTTCCTCTAGCCAAGCCTTGGAGCGCGCCCACATCTCGGCTCGCCTGTTCTTTGGCCCAGGTATCGTGGCGCCGTCTTTAGCAATCTCAGGCGGATCAGTCGGGGAGCCACCAAAGTTTACAGCCTCAACAGCCTTGGCAAAGACGCCGCCGAAGTCTCGCACAATGTCGTAAACACCAGCGCCCAACCCACCGACGTCAATGAACGCCTTGACCGGCTCGTCCTTTTCTATGACCGACCGGACCCAATTCGCACCCTGCACAACGTCCAGCTTGTGACGACGCTCGACCTTCAGAACCTTTCGACCCCGACGCCACGCAATCGCAAAGCTGTCGTCACCGTATCGCGCCGGATCAACGCCAATCACAAGCGGCCCGGCAGGCTCAATCTCTGACTTTCTCGCCGCGAGGACCGAAGCCGTGTTGATGAACGAGTCGTGACCCGTCATCTGGAACGCCTCTTGCGCCGTCGCAGGGTATTCTTGCTTAAATAGCGATGCGTCCTTTAGCTCGGCAATCTTCGCACGACGCCAGACCATTTGCTCAAGGTCCAGATTGTGCATCTCGGCATATTCGGCCTCTTCCTCATTCAGATGGAAGCCTTCGGGGACCGGCCTGCGATACTCTATCGTCCAGAACCACGGGACGAAGATCGCCTGATAGTCTCCGATCCCGGCTTCAGCCTGCTGCCAACGCTCGTGGAACTCGCCGCCGATGCCGTTCGCCGTGCTTTCCAGAATAACCTCTGTGCCGGGCAAGTCGGGAATGGCCTGAACCACACCGGCAAAGTGTGTCGATGCGTTGGGCCAGAACGCGACCTCAGACCCGTGGAATAACTGAACGGTCTTCGACCTTCCTCGCGCCTTCGACCCAGCCGTGCCGACTGAATAGCCGGAATCCAGCTTGTGGAACCTTAGCTCCTTCGCATTGTCGGCAGACGTCGCGGGCTTGACGAGCGGATTGTTATGCTCGTGATACCGCTCCACCATCTGAAACAGGTTCGACGTGGCGTCATCCTCATGCGTCAGGATGAACACCTGACAGCCGACCCGATGCGTTACCTGATGATAGAAGCGGCCTCCGATATACGTTGAAAAGCCTTGCTGCCTTGCCTTCAGGATCAGAGCGCGGACCTTGCCGGTTTTGGCTTTCTGCTCCTCCAGCTTCTGGTGAACATAAACCTGCGCCTGGTTCATCTGGAACGGAACGACCGCGCCGCTCTTCGTCCTGATCTTCAGGCATTTGGCCGCGTAGTGGGGAAAGTCGTCCCGCAGCCTTAGCCGAAGCTGGCGTTCTTCCTCAGTCAAGCAAGGCCTTCAGGGCGTCTTCATGCGTGGTGACGGTGATCTCTTGCTGAACCTTGTCTCGCCACTCCTGCGAGCGGCGGTTCTTCAGCCAAAAGATACCAGCCGTCGTATCAGCCGGAACGTGACGCTCAACGTCAACGACCTCGACCTTTTCTTCGTATTGGCCGACCTTGACCTTGATGGCTTGCTGCTCAACGACCTCATAGCCGGTCGCCTTTTGATACAGGGCGCGAGCAACCCTTTCGTCCGCAATGTCCTTGCCTGCCTTTAGGGCATGACAAAACTCATCGCTTTCGGCTTTCCATCGGTGCAATGTCCGAACGGAAACGTCAAAAAACTCAGCCATTTCAATGTCAGTAAAACCGAGAGCGGACAGCTTCTCGGCCTGAGCAATGAAATCAGACTGGAATGAGGAGGGACGACCTCCGGGCATTTACTTACCCTTGCGATCACCCGGTTGCATTTGACCGTAGGTCTTCAGGGGATTGGCAGGCGGCTGGATCGATTTGATACGACCAGCGGAAGCGTTTTTCATCGCCCCGCCCATCTTGCCTTGTTTCTGCATCATGGCCGAAGCCTCCATTGAACTTGTCTGCCCCGTTCCGGCTAACCGTTTAGGTGCTACACGCGAAAGGACGGGAGGAGATTAGATTGGCTTGGCGGGAAAGGCAAGCGGGGCCGAAGCCCCTTATTTCACCTGAAATACCATGCGGAAGCCATCAACGCCGTCCATATGAACACCATCCGACGCCGAAAGCAGGCGAAAACCAGCGAGGCCCATCATCTCCGAGATTTTGTCGGCGCAGTTGTTGAAGGCGTCGATGTGGACGAACGAACCGAGGCACCGCACCTTGCGGACGTTGATTTTGCCAGCCGCGAAAAGGGCTTCAAACTTGGCATTGCGCGCTTGAATGTCGGTCATCTGCGTTCTCCCTTGTTGATGACTAACCATAGCACGACAGCGCGAAGGGTCAAGCGTCTTTTTTGGATTGCTCAATATTATTTTGGGGCTGGCGGGAAGATCAACGGCGCATGTAGCGCGGATACATGGATTCTGGAAACGAAAGCGGCTCCCGTCCCTTTTCGGTCTTGCTGCACAGCCACGCGCGAAACTGCACCAAGGTCATGCCGTGCCGCTTCCAACGGCGATCCCATTCCCAAACGTCGCGGCTCACAACCCCAACCTCTCTAGCTGATCCTCAATCGACTCGCTCTCAAAGTTCATGAAGGCTTCTGCTTGGCGAAGGGCCTCCTTGGCTTTGGCTTCCGTTTGGCAATGTCCGGCTTCTACGGGAATGCCTTGGAAGGATAGGGTGTAGGTGTAGGGATGGGTCATCAAATGCGAACTAGTGCAGTCACATACGCCGACGCAATCCCGGTTCCATCCGACCATAACGCCACTTGTTCGCTGCCCACGGCATTGCCACGGCGCGGCTCCGAGATTACCTCGTAAACAGTGCCCCCGTTTACATATCGCACTTTGTCGCCGACCGATATAGGCCGAGGAAGAATGGCATGGATTGACTTCGACCTTGCGAAAACATGGTCGATGCCTCCGCCCCAAAACAGTGAGACAGCAACGTCGCCGTCATCACATAGGGCCGTATTGGCATCACCCGCTTTTGACCGAACCTCGCACTCAACCAGAATGCGGTCGCCGGGGGTCAGTTGTTTGATTTGCGTTTCTGTCAGCACCACAACCCCCTTAGCGGCGAGCGTAAAACGTGACAGACCCGTCGCTTTCGTCAACCATTTGAACGGTGACGCGGCTGTATTTGCCGCCATCGACAAACCAAAGATTTCCAGCGGCGGCCATTTCCATCTGTTTGGCCTTGGTCTTCACAGCGCGCATCTCGTCTCTCCCTTGTTGGTAAAGAGAGAATGGAGGATGGGCGGGAGGGTGTCAAGCGATATTTCTGGATTAATGAGGAAGTGGGGGCCGCGCCTAGGAAACGAAGACCCCCACCCGTCCCTCACAAGACGTGCGAGCGATTGGCGCACCCGCACTGCTTTTCTAGCATGCCCTACCGAAAAGAAAAACCCCGACGCGGGATAGGCCACACGCCGGGGTCTCTTCAACCGGGAGAGATTGATGCCACTCAGGCACGGGGATTATGCCTTAATGGGATAGGGTGTCAACGGGACGATTCAATCGTCGTCTCGACTAAGGACAACCACGGCAGCGACAAAGACAATGGCGATTGCGTCGAGCCACCATGCGTAATTTTCGCCAAATCTCAGCGAGAGCATAAACACCACAAGCCCCAGAAAGGCGATCCATCGCCAGAACAAATCGCGCTTGGTCATCTAACCCTCTCCGCTGCTCTGGCATTGGCCGATTGCGTCCTCCAGACCTCCAGCTTCGCGTTTGCAGCCGCTACACGCTGTCTCGCCGCGTAGTCTGCCTTTGCCATCTGACCGACCTTGGCCAAGTGCTCCTTGAACCTGGGCTGCGCTCTGGCCCATTGCTCCCGTTCTGTAGCTGACTTGGCGTCGCTCTCGTTCATTAGCTCGGCGAGAACGGTCTTTGTCAGGTCGGAAAGATACTCATGGGCCGCACGATGCGCCGCGCTGGTTTCGTCGCTTAGGACCTCTAGCACGGCGTGCATGTCATCGTCTGAGACTAGCATGGCGGGAACGGAACCGGTCGCCAGTGGCTAGGGTTTGGCAAGGGGCCGCCGGGATCGCTACGCGCCCACGCTTTAGGCGACGTAGGCTGGCCATGTAGATAGTCGTGGTGAGTCCATCTTGCGCCAACCACGCGGTAACCGCCGTAGGGTGACGGACACCACAAATCGACTTCGGTGCCGTCTTTCGGCGCAGTTTCTATCGGTTGCCAATCAGACATCGTATTCCCCCGCCATGCGGACAAACGGGATATCCGAATCGTCTAAATCGTAACCTCCCGACGGGCGATTATTTCCCCGTCCTGACTGCGGATAACCTCCACCGCCACCGCCCCCGGAAACGCCGCCAGAAGGCTGCTGACGAAAACCGTCGTCGCTGGCGTCGCCCTTGCCTCCGAGCATCACCAGAACGCCAGAGAACCGATCTAGGACAATCTCGGTGCTGTATTTCTCGACGCCCGCCTGATCCGTCCATTTGCGAGTTGCCAGCTTGCCTTCAAGGTAGACCGTAGAGCCTTTCTTGAGGTAGATCTCACAGACCTTGGTCAGATTGTCGTTGAAGACGACCACGCGGTGCCACTCGGATTTCTCCTTGCGCTCGCCGGATGCTTTGTCCTTCCAAGATTCCGACGTTGCCACCGACAGGTTAGCGATCTTGTCGCCGTTCGGGGTTGTTCGGATTTCAGGGTCGCGGCCCAGATTGCCGACGATGATAACCTTGTTGACACTTCCAGCCATTACGGCCTCCTCTCATTGAGACTGATTTATACCACGGCTTCCGCCGCATCCAAAACCCTTTGAAGCTCCTCTTCGACCTTGGCCTTGGCTTTCACCCGCATCTGGGCAATCGTGCCCTTGTTTGCTTCTCGCCACATCCGCACGTCGTCGGAGGTGCGGAGGCAGTCCTTGATGGTCGCCAGCAGAACGCGGAGGGTGGCCCGGCTCTCGGGCGAACCCCACTCATGTTCTGTGGTGTATTTCTCCAGCAAGGCCTCCAGCTTGGCGTGTTCGCTTTCCTCGATCTGCTTCCACTGGTTCACCGCAACCCACGGCGACGGAATGTCATAGAGATAGCGACCAATGCCCCAGCGCACGGCGGCGCGCTTGAAGGCATCTGACAGTGCGCCCTTCTGGGCTTCAATGTCCGAGTCTCCCGCGCCATCGGCTTTCCACGCCCATTCGCCCGGCATCACCTGAATGCCGATCTCACAGACGGTTTTGTTTTCGGCGTGACTATAGCGGTTTTGCCATCCACCTGGGCCGCACACCTCGTCTAGTCGGTTCATTACGTCGCGGGCGTCCAGATAGGCCAGCGCCTTGCCCTTCGGCGTCTCGCTGTTCTTCGCCATCTGACCGATACGCCACGATACCTTTTCGGGCGCGAACGGTGCGGCAAGCTCCGCAAAATCGATCATACTGTCTCCCTGTTAAAATAACCCACGCTTTCAAGCGCAGACCTGATTTCCTTGGCGCGTTCGGCGCAGGTTGGATTGTGCGGGGCGAGGGCTTGGCAGCGGAAATATTCATTCCACGCATACAGGTTTCCCTCTATCCACATTCCTCCGTGATTTACGGAAACTGTGTTGTTAGTGGTGCGGACGTTCATTCTGGCGTCTCGCGAAGCCATGCGTCCAGCTCTGCCGCTTCCTCTGCGGCTTCCTTGGTGGCAAAGCGCCGAACGGTTTGCCCGTCGATTCCAACAAGAAACGACCCGCCAACGCTCGCCAACCATTGCCGCTTACCGCCGCTAGACTGATGCACCGCATGTGGGTTTAGGTCGCTCATCCGGCTCTCTCCAAAGTCAGTCGCTCCCTCGTCAGACGCTCTTGCTCCGCGTATAGATGCTTGCGGGCT